TTCTCATCGAATCTGGGGCACCGCAGGTCGGACCTCACCTCATGCCCCAGATCGGATGAGAATGGACAGCCGCGCAGCGCACCCGTGACGCCGCTGGCCAATCGCCTGGTCTCCCAGATCATCCCTTCCGAACACCCGCCGGCCACCCTCACCGAACTGCGCTTGCAGACATCCGCCCTGCTCAAAGCCGGTCAACCCGAGGCGCTGGTGGCCCAAGCACTCGAACTCTGGACCACCAAGGCGCTGCACCCCAAGACTCTGCCCAGTCTGGTATCCGAGCTGATCAACGGCCGAAATCAGCCCAACCGCAACACGTCCGAGCACGCCCAGGCGCCGCCCGCTGCGCGCAAGGTCGGCATCGGTCTCGACCTCGCACGCGAATTCGCCAACCAGCCCGAACCACCCGCATTGGAGGCATGATGACCACCCGGAACTACCCCCAGATCGCCGCGCTGGTGCTCACGAAATGCGCCGCCTACGACCCGTATCTGACCGCTCCGACCAAGGAAACCTGCCTTGCATGGGCTGAGCAATTCGAGCTGTACGGGCTCGATCTCGACGACCTGACCAAGGCCGTCACGAAGGTCTACAGCGAGCACGGATCGGGCTATCGGCCACTGCCCAAGGACATCACCGACGCCGCCCGGGCCATCCGGCGCGAGCGCACCGAACGCGAGTCCAGTGAGCAGCGCGAAGCGCGCGAGGACCGGCTCGACGCGCGACCTGGGCTCGTCGACCACCGCCGCGAGATCACCCAATTCGCGAGCACGTTTGGAGCTATCCAGTGAGTGACCTCGACATCGCATTCGACGCCGACTACTGCGGCAGTAGCCACCCCGACGGGGAGTGCAGCCTGCCCAGTGGACACAAGGGACACCACGAAAACCTGTATGCCCGGTGGCCTGCCGACTGGGGCTGGTGCATCGGCGGCGATCAGGGGATGCCCACTACTGAGACCCAGTACGCCATCGAGCCGAGCCCGCACGACTGCGCACGGTTCCACACCGACGAACTCGCGAGCGCGATCGAGGAAGTGTCCAACTACCGCGAGGGCGCCCTGATCATCACGCGCACGGTCACCTATGGACCATGGCGCTACGTCACCCCCGAGGAAATGCAGGCCACGGAATGAGCGAGCACCCCCGCCCGTACATACCCCGGCGCCCCCGCCCGAGCGCGTCGCGCGGCCCCGTGGTCGCCGCCTACGCCGACAAGATCGACTACCCGTGCGAGCACTGCCACGTCGAACCGGGCAGCTGGTGCAAGACGCCTGACGGCCGCGACCAGATCGCCCCGTGCTGGAACCGCGGCGCCAAGGTCGATGCGCGGTGAACGTCGGGCAGCTCATCGCACAGCTCGCGAAGTTCGACCCCAGCACGCCGGTCGTCATGCAGATGACCGACGAGCCACCTGGCGATTACGAGGTGGGCGAGGTCCGCGCCGTGGCGTACTGCCGCGAGCGGCCGTACGCATCGCAGCCACAATGCTGGCCGACCACCTGGCATGCCGATCGGTACCGCAACTGCGACCCACCACAGCCTGTCGCGTTCCTGTGCATCGACCCGCCTATGCACGAGACCGTAGACGCCGAAATCGACCGACCCGCAATCGAATCAGCGAGGAACGCCCAATGACCAATGAACTGCCCGCCGTGAAGATCGATCGACTCGGCACGCTGTATTTCGACGGCAAACTGCTGCCAGCTTTTATCGACGAACGCAGTATCACTGTCACGCCCGGCGAGGCTGGTGGTGTCAACCGGCTCACGGTCACGCTTCTGGTCGGAAAGGTGGACATCGAGGACCCCGATACCGAGGGCGACCCCTCATGACCATCGTCCTCGGTATCGACCCGAGCCTGCGCAGCACCGGACTGGCCGTACTGCGCGACGGTGCGCCCGCCGCACTGCACTCGATCGGCTACGGCGGCCACGACGGCGATTCGTACGCAACCCGCAGCCGGCGTGTGCGCGCCGTGTGCCGAGCGGTGATCGAATGGGCGCTGCGCGACGGCCCGCCGGATCTGGCTGTCATCGAGGGGCCGGCCTATGGCCAATTCCTGCCCTCGACGTTCGACCGCAGCGGGCTATGGCACGGGCTGTACGGCGCGCTGGACGCCAAAAAGGTTCCCGTTGCGGTAGTTCCCCCGCAGACCCGCGCCAAGTGGGCAACGGGCAGCGGCAGAGCCGAGAAGGGCGAGGTTCTGCTCACCGTCCGCGAGTGGTTCGGGCCCCGCGTCAAGGTGCTCAACCACGACATTGCCGACGCCGCGGTGCTCGCGCTCATGGGCGCTTTCCGGCTCGGCGAAGCAATGCCGTTCACGGTGAAACCACGGCACTACGCGGGATTGGAGGCAGCGGCATGGCCGAAGTGAATCCGGGGCGGTGGTTCAACGACATCGTTGACGAAGACCGTAAGCACCGCCGCGACCTACGCGAGCGGGCGCTGTATTCCGCCACGCTGCTGCATTGCGACACCGGCGACGCGATGGCGATATTTGATCGTGAAGGCGCTGCCAACGACGTACTCGCCACCGCACAGCAGTTCTATGACTGGATCACTGGAGAGATCGAGTGACCAAGTGCCGCAAGTGCTCCCAGAAGTGCGATCTATTCCTGTGCAACGACTGCATCGACCAACTACAGGAACACCTCACCGAGATCGCCTGGCTGATAGGCGAACTGGAGATCACACTCACCGGCCAAGACGTGCTCACCACCGGATCGGTCGGTCAGTCCAGCGAGGAACCCAGCCCGATTCGGTTCGATTCGCAGGGCAACCCGAACACCATCGGCGACCAAACGCGCAACGCCGTCACCACATGGGTACGCGACCTGTGCGAGACCCGACGCATCGAATTCGAGCCGGTGCGCGTCGTCCCGCTCGACTTCATCGGACCGCTACCCGATGAACGCTGGCGGCGCCTACCGAAGCGGTACCAGCCCACCGCGGCCGACGCCGCCGAATGGCTCGCCGAGCACGTGCACGCCATCGCCGCCGACCCCGGCGCCATGCGGTGCTTCAAGGAAATGGCCGACCTGCGCGCCAATGCCCTGCGCATGATCAACCGGCCAGACCGCCATTTCGCCGGCCCCTGCCCCACCATCAAGGCGTACTCACGCGCCGGCAAGCCCATCGAATGCGGCAAGTTCCTCTACGCGGCCACCGACGAGCGCAGCATCACCTGCCCGGCATGCAAGCAACCGGTCGACGTACAGCGCAACCGTCAACGCGCATGGCTGGAAGGCGATTTGATGACCGAGCGCGTGCTGCTCAAGCGCCTCGCCGACATTGACGAACCGGTCGGGCGCAACAAGTTCTATGAGTGGATCGCTGCGGGCAGGATCCGGCCGCGTGGATGGATGCACAAAGGCACCTTCGTCGAGCACTACATCCAGCGTGGAGACCCTCGGGTATTCAGCTTCCGGGCGGTGCGGCAACTGCGCGAAGCCGAGATGCGTGGGCAGAATAGCCGGCTCATCTGATATCCCTTGGGTAACTTGGTGCTATGGAGATACTAGGGGGAGTTGGTCACGCTCTGACCGATTTATGGTCAAACCATTCGACCGCGGTGACTTTTGGATTCACTGTATTCACATTGCTCTTGACGCAATATCAGGCCTGGTCAAACCGCCGAAAGACTGCAGCAGACGCGAAAGCGAAAGCAGTTGCCGACGAGAAAGTTCAGGAGCTTGATCGGTCCAACAAACTGGTTGGAGCCCTCCGCGACATCGCTGCCGCGAAAGACCCGATTCTGTTAAATCAGGCAGTAATTCTCGGCAGAAAACTCGCGAATAAGCCAGCTCCCGTGAAGTACCGGCCCAACATGTCCGGTCCGTTCGACTTGGACAATCCACAACCAGATGTCCCTGAAATCGACGAAAAAGAAGAGAGGTTTCGAGTAGAACTAGCATATTATCGGAATCCTCACGCCGAAATTCCAGACTCACCGAGAGCAGGCTATTATTCCACAGGATTCCCGAATGATATTCCGAAGGAATGGTTGCCTAGTCTCGTCAAGGCGATCCTAGAGACGTTACCGGCGAGGTTCCCCTCGTACTACGATATCGCCAACGCGGATCGCTACGGTAAGGACAATCCCATCGAGGTGATTCGGCAGGTCGCCCGGCTGGCAGATGCCGTCGAACAGCACTATCTCCGCGTGTCGAAGCGTCCGATAAGTGAGTTCATCGTCGCAACGTACGCCGATCATTGGTCGAAACTCTCAGATGTGATCCACTCCCTGTTGGTCGAGCGCGGCGGGGAGTTTCCCAACCTTGGGTGCGACTTTTTGCACTTCGTAGCGTCTCACAATCTCAAGGTTTACTCGCCCCACCTAGTGCGTCTCGCCGTCGTCCAAGGAGTTTCTGAGGCCATCTACGACATGCGTAATGACATCTCCCACGATCAGAAACGCTCCTTGGCTTCGGCCTATGCCACGTTGGTTCGTTTCGGCACACTGAGCGGCCTCGGCCGCCACCGGCTGTGGCATCACAGCCTGTATTGCAACGTGAAATCATGGGACTTTGAGGACGAAGACGGCGAGTTTTCCACTGTAGGAAAGATGGAACTTGCAGAAGATCACGATAAAGGGAATATATCGATTGATCGAACTCTAGCCTTGGCGGTGCTAGCGATGGGAATTGTCAGCCCTGATTCTCCACCTAATCCACGTGGCGGTCCCGGTCACTACACAATGCGGATCGTGGAATATCTGCCAAAGGCCTTCGAATCGTACCGGCCAGATCCGCAGACGAAACGTCGAATGCAGGGACACCAGAACTTTATGCCCTGGGAAAGTAAACTCGACTACGATTGCGTCAATGATTTCGTAGAGGGCGTATACAGGCTCTCAAAGAAAAGGCATTACAAACCGGATGTAGAGGCCCTCATCAGCAGCGCTGAAATCCTCGTTCCCGATATTGCCGCCAGAATTGAGCAAATCAGTGACGACGATCTACAGGTCGACGATGAGCTTCCAGAAGAGCCCTACGTGTAGGGGATCACTCGTTGACTGCCAGTGTCCCGGGACGCCTGCGGACGCCTGCCATGTCGAATCACATAGATGTAGTTAAACGGCGCTGACCTGGGTGTACTTCGAGTTGCCAGCCGTGAACGCTGCGCGAAAAACCCCGGCTTGAGCTGGGGTTTTGTCGTATCTGGAGCGGTGTCGGACCCGTGGAGTAGAACTGGCGAATGGACGCCCGCAAGGCCATTCGCCAGGTCATCGAGCACATACCGAACCTGTTCGGTATCACCCGCGGTGTGACCATCGGTGCCGAAGGCCAGGCCGAGACCATCGTCTACACGCAGGCTCAGGTCGCCGACATCATCGCCTCGATACTCCCCGACGCCCTCAAGACCAAGGGACACATGGTGATCGCACTACCGGAGGTCGAGACGGATGAGTCTGGCCGACGCTACGTCCGAGTGCCTATCACCGCACAGCCATGGTCTGACGGCGCAGTGCGTATCAGCTCACACGGCGATGCGGTGGCCATCCGCAACCTGCCCGACAAGCTGCCCATGCAGGACGTACCAGCGCTGGCCTCGGCACTCATGGCCGCGCATGCCGCATCCCGACGCCGCTGACACTCCCGAGTTACACGCATGTAGTTAAGTGCGCCTGACCTGCGTATACTTCGATTTGTCAGTCGAAAACGCTGCCCAAAATACCCCGGCCTAGCTGGGGTTTTATCGTTTCTAGGTTTGCATGTCGGGCCTTGGATCTAGGCTCCTGAGTATGAGCGAAGACACGGCGCGCGAGTTGGAACGGCTGAGGGCCGCAGAGGCCCAACAGAGCGAACTTGTGAACCGCCTGAAGCGCGAATGTCTTGAGTCAGTGGCAGATGGCCTCGTCGCCAAGCTCGACAACCACGCAAAGGATCTAGCGCATAAGCAGCCAGAAGTGGCAAAAGAGCTAGGGCCTGACGGTATCGGCGCGATGCGGAGGGAGCTAGCAGAGGCGGGCAGGGAACTCGCGGACGAGCTGCCCGGGGCAATCGACGAAATCGAATGGCCAGCTGCCCCCTACCTCGTGGATAAACACAGGATCCATTCCGCGCTGTTCGACTTCCTGCAAGGCAAGCGCATGACTCCATTCACGAGAGTCTTGTCAGCCCGCGGATTCAAGCTGGACGGGCTGGGAGTCATCCCACAACACCTTTATGACATCAACAATTTCGAAGAGTTAGCATCCGCCATGCGCGCGCTGGCACAGGCGGAAAGAGATGTCCAGGCCGCTCAGCAAGCCGACGATCGTGCGACTGTCGAATCGCTATGGGAGGGTCCCGCTTAGCGGATCTACGTGCGCTCTCTCCTGCGCGGCAAGAAGAGAGATGACGTGATAATCCGAAGGATTCGTGCACACTGATGCCCAGTGCACCACCGCGTGTGTGCGCTCGCTGTCACAAGCCCGCGCCCAAGGGCCGGCCCTGCTCGTGCCGTCCGGCGTGGGAAGGGTCCACCCACGACAGCGGCAATGATCGGCGCTGGCAGGGCGTGCGTGATGCCTACCTGGCCACACACCCGCTGTGTGAGCGCCCGGGCTGCCCGCGGCTGGCCGATGACGTAGATCACGTGGCACCGCTGGCTGAGGGCGGCGCGAAGTACGACTCGCGCAACTTCATGGCCCTGTGCGAGGACCACCACAAGGCCAAGACCAATGCCGACGCGCTGCGTGGCAAACACCGCCTACGGACAGCAAACTCGTACGCAAAGAGGCGTGCATAAATATTCAGAGGTTTATGCATAGTGAATAGCCCCCTCGGACGCATATTCGCAGGTCAGAGTGGGTATAGGGGTGAATATCGCTCTGACCAGCACATATGCGACTCGCCGCGGTAGGCGAAGATTTTTCTGCACAACATTCATGCAAGGGGGGGGTAATTATGCATAAACCCCATGGCGCGCCAGCAAATGGCCTCCCTGTACAGCAAATAGGTGGTGAGTGATGCCCGCGCAGCAGCCAGCGAAACTGCTCTTGCTCAATGGTCGCGGTGAGGGCCAGGACAGTGCAGGTCGGCCGGTTGCGCAGCCCCCGGCGTTCAAGCGTCTGGCACCGAATCCGCCAACCTGGCTCTCTCCCGAGGCAAAGGCCGAGTGGAAGCGCGTTGCCCCTGGTCTGGTGCGTCTTGACCTGATCAAACCGGAGGACCGCGCGACGTTGGCCGCGTATTGCGAGACGTGGGCGCGGTTCGTCGTGGCGACCAGGGATGTGAACGCCAATGGGATCACGGTGCGCAATGAGTCGACTCGCAAGGACGGCAGCACCTCGGTGTGGTGGACGAAGAACCCCGCGGTGGCCGTGGCTGAACAGGCGTCCTCGCGATTGTTGCAGTTCGCCAACCACTTCGGTTTGACGCCGGCTGCCGAACGCAACGTGTCCAAGCGAGACGACGATCGTGGCGAGTTCGAGGCGAACCCGTTCGCGGGTGCAGCCGACGACGACTGATAGCCCTTGGGCTGACGCTGATCTCGATGCGCTCAAGCTCAGCCCCGAGGTGGCGTGGTATCTCGAGTCACGCGGCTATCCGGTTCCTGACTGCCCGCCACTGATCAAGACACCGGAGCCCCGGGAGGTTCCGGGGGCGCGGTTCGATCCTGAGCGCGCCGACAAGGTAGTTGCTGCGTTCCGGCAGTTGCGGCACACCAAGGGTAGATTCGCTGGTCAGCGCTTCGATCCTGACGTGTGGCAGGTGGCGTATCTGATCGCCCCGGTTGCTGGCTGGGTGCATCGCTCTGTGGACTCGGGCGATTGGGTGCGCATCATCACGATCGCGTACTTCGAGATGCCGCGTAAGAACGGCAAGAGCACTACGGCGTCCGGGTGGGGTATCTACCTGACGGCAGCTGATGGAGAGCAGGGCGCGCAGGTGGTCGCCGCGGCGACGACCAAGGAACAGGCCGGGTTCGTCTTCGAGCCAATCCGTCAGATCGTCAACAAGTCGCCAGGGCTGAAACGATACTTGCGGGCGCTCAAGCACCGGATCACCCACGCGGCCAGCGGAAGCTACTTTCAGCCGATCGCCAACGCGGGCGACGCGCAGCACGGCGCGGACATTCACGGCGCGATCGTCGATGAGTTGCACCTACACAAGGACATGGCGCTGATCGAGGCGCTGGAGACCGGCACGGGCTCGCGTGAGCAGCCGCTCATCATCTACATCACGACCGCGGACGCAGGTAAGCGGCACACGCCGTACGACGAGAAGCGCCAGCTGGTCGAGAACTTGGCGCGCGGGGTGCTCAAGCGCCCGAGTACCTACGGGGTAGTGTTCGCCGCCGAGAAGCCCGAATACGACAAGGGCAAGCTGATCAAGGGCGACGATCCGTTCGCCGAATCTACCTGGCGCAAGTCCAATCCCGGCTACGGAATCAGCCCGACGAAGCGGTCCATGGTCGAGGCCGCCGAGAAGGCGAAGGACTCCCCCGCCGAGCTGGCCCGGTTCTTGAGGCTACGCCTGGGCATTCGGACGAAGCAGGAAACCCGGTATCTGGACGTGGACCACTGGGATCTCAACGCCAGCATCGTTGTTCCGGAGCGCCTAAAGGGGCGTCAGTGCTACGGCGGCTTGGACCTCGGATCGACGAGTGATCTGTGTGCGCTGGCATGGGTGTTCCCGAACGATGACGGCACTTTCGATGCGCTGCTGCGCCATTGGGCACCGGAGGACTCGATCGAGGATCTTGACGAGCGAACTGCGGAGAACGCAACGAACTGGGCTTCTCAGGGCTGGCTGACGACCACCCCGGGCAACGTGACCGATTACGACTTCATCGAGGCGCAGATCGGGCGGGACCGCGACGAGTTCCTGGTGCAGGAGATCGCCTATGACCGGTGGAACGCACAACAGCTGATCAACAACCTGATCACCGACGGCGCTCCAATGCTCACCATGGGTCAGGGGTTCGCCTCGATGAGCGCGCCAACCAAGGACCTGCAACGGCTGATCCGCTTAGGCGCGAAGACCGACGAGGACGGCTTGCCGGTCAAGCCGATGATCCGGCACGGCGGCAATCCGCTGTTGCGCTGGGAGATCGACAACTTCGCGGTGGCCATGGACCCGGCAGGAAACGTGAAGCCAGATAAGGCCAATGCCGGCGACAAGATCGACGGCGTGGTGGCGCTGATCATGGCGCTCTCGCGCGCGCTGGCCGCCAAGGAAACCGAGACGAGGAGTGCATATGCAGACAACGACTTTGTCGCGCTGTGAGGCTGACCGGTGGGTCTAGCCTCATGGCTCGGGTTCGCGCCCAAGCCTTCTCAGATTCCAAGCATGCCAGCGCGGCCGACGTACGAGCTGATTCCCGAGGGCATGAGCTTGGACGAGTACTTGACCAGCATCATGCACCAGCCCGTCGAGAAGCTGTACCGCGAGCAGCCGCACTTGCGCACCCTGGTCGGATTCGTCTCACGCAACATCGCACAACTGGGCATCCACGTCTTCGAGCGCGACGCCGAGGACGGACGCAACCGAGTCCGTGACAGCCCGCTCGCCGAGCTGCTGCGCGATCCCAACGACGATATGACTCAGTTCGAGCTGATCGAGGCCACCGTTGCCTCGCGGATGCTCTACGACGAAACGTATTGGTACGTCGGCCGCGACAACAACGCGCCGACCGGTTGGGTTATCCGGCACATCCCGACGACATGGGTCATCGGCACCATCGGGCAGACGGCATTCAACGTCGCCAAGTACAAGGTGGCGATCCCGGGGACATCTGGGCAGTGGACCGAGATCGACGCCTCCGACATGATCGTGTTCCGCGGCTGGAACCCGGTCGACCCGAGGTCTGGCGTTTCTCCGGTGCATTCGCTGAAAGCGATTCTGGCCGAACAGATCCACGGCCAGGTATTCCGTGACCAGATGTGGAAGCGCGGCGGCCGGGTCGGCACGTATCTGACGCGCCCCGAGACGGCGCCCAACTGGACCGAAGCGGGCCCGGACGGTGTTTCGCCACGCAAGCGATTCATCCAGCAATGGAAAGACTCGTACGCAGGTGACAGCGCGACCAACGCCGGCGGGACGCCGCTGCTTGAGGACGGCATGCAACTCAAGGCAATCGCGTTCAACGCCAAGGAAAACCAGTGGGCCGAGGGCGTGAAATTGTCGCTGGAGACTTGCGCGCAGGTGTACTTCGTCAACCCCACGATGGTGGGCATTCTCGACAACGCGAACTACGCCAATGTGCGCGAGTTCCGCAAGGCGCTCTACGGGGACAACCTCGGTCCCGAGATCGAGCGGACGGTGCAGCGCATCAACAAGAAGCTGGTGCCGAAGCTGGCCGACCCGCGAAACGTCTACTGCGAATTCAACCTACAGACGAAGCTGGCCGGCTCGTTTGAAGAGCAGGGCGACATGTTGCAGAAGGCCATCGGTGGCCCGTACATGACGCGTAACGAGGGGCGCGCACGACTGAACATGCCGCGCATTGACGGCGGCGACGAGCTGATCGTCCCGCTGAACGTCACCGCCAATGGCGATCAGAACCCGGCACCCGCAGGCAACGAGCCAACCGACCCGAACGAGGGAGATAAGAGCAATGGCCGCCACATCAACGGACACGATTTGCATGTCCACTTCTGACGACCTCGCCGCAAAACTCGGCCCGCACGCCGACGCCGGCACCAAGGCCGTGGTCGTGAAGTTCAAGACCGACGGTCTGAAAGATGGCGAATTCATCGGATATGCCAGTGTTTTCGGCAACAAGGACAGCTACGGCGATGTGGTGCAGCCGGGTGCATTCACGAACACGCTGGCCGACTGGAAGGCCAAGGGTGTCCCGATCCCGCTGCTATGGGGCCACAACACCGCCGACCCCGATTTCAATCTCGGCGAGATCATCGAGGCCACCGAGGATGACCGCGGGCTCAAGGTTCATGGTCGGCTCGACATGGAATCGCCCAAGTCGGCGCAGACCTATCGGCTACTCAAGTCGGGCCGGGTCAATCAGATGTCATTCGCCTATCGCGTCGTCGACGGGGCGTATATCCAGCCCGAGGGCGAGGACAAGACCTGGCGGGATGCCTACTACGAGCTGCGGGAACTCGAACTCTACGAGGTGTCCATCGTGCCGATCGGGGCCAATCAGGAGACCGAGATCCTGGCGGTCAAGGCGGCCACCAGTGCCATGGCGGCCAAGGCCGGGCGCGTGCTGTCGGCCAAGAACGGACAGGCGCTGCGCGGTGCGCTTGCTCAGGCCGAAGAGATCGTGACCGCGCTCAAAAGTGTGCTGCCGGAAGAGGGTTCGGCAGACGAAGAAGACCAGGACCAGACCAGCGGTGAGGAACCGCCCGCCGGGGAGCCGAAGGCTTCGCCGGATGTGGCCACGCCGGACCCGTCCGTCTACCTGGCGCTGTTAGCAATCAACGAAGCCTGAAAGGGGCAAATGGGATGAATCCCAAGGAAAAGCTCGCAGCGCTGATCAAGGCGGCGCGCGAGGTGGCCGAGAAGGCCAAGAGCGAGAACCGGGCACTGACACCGGAAGAGCAGACCGACCTCGACGCCAAGATGGGCGAGATCGACCAGCTCAAGTCCGACATCGCCGCCGGCGAGAAGTCGGCCGCGACGCTGGCCGCGCTCGACCGGATGGCCGGCGAGATCCCGGGCGACGTTCAGTCATCCGGCGAAGAGCGCGCGGCGAAGTCCCTCGGCGAGCACTTCGTCAAGCACGCACACGCGGGAATGCTCGAAAAGAAGGGCCAGTCCAACGTCACCGTCGGTGCGCCCGAGTTCATTGCCTCGAAGGCGGCCACCGACAACCACGTGGTGGGCGGCTGGACGGACGGCGTGCCGTATCTGACGGATTTCGACCGGACCGTCGTGCAGGCACCGCGTGTTCGCCTCACGATCGACGACCTGCTGGCGCAGGGCCCGATCTCCGGCAACGCCATCAGCTACCTGGTGGAAGGTGCGCTCGAGGGCGGATTCGCAACCGTGGCCGAGGGTGGAGCGAAGCCGCAGATGCACTTCGTGAACCCCACGCAAAAGACCGACGCGCTCAAGAAGATCGCCGGCTTCATCACGCTCACCGATGAGTTCCTGGAAGACGCCGATTTCCTGAAGACGGAAATCGACACCCGGTTGCTCTATGAGCTTGCCTACATCCAGGAGCAGCAGCTACTCAACGGTGACGGCACCGGTCAGAATCTGCTCGGCGTGCTGAACCGCTCGGGTCTGCAGACCGAGGCATCGGCCGGGCCCGGCGACAACTTCGACGCGGTGTTCCGCGCCATGACGAAGGTCGAAACCAACGCGCAGCTGCCGGTGGATGGTCTGGTGATTCACCCGAACGACTACCAGCGTTTCCGGCTTACCAAGGACGGCAACCAGCAGTACTACGGTGGCGGCCCGTTCGCCGGGCAGTACGCCAACGACGGCCTGGTGCTGCAGCCTCCGCTGTGGGCACAGAAGACCGTCGTCACGCCGGCCATCGCCGAGGGCACCGTGGCGGTCGGTTCGTGGAAGCTGGCGGCGACGGCCTACCGCAAGGGCGGCGTCCGCGTCGAGTCGGCAACCCAGCACGCCTCGAATTTCACCAGCAACCTGGTGACGATCCGTGCCGAGGTGCGTCGCGCACTGGCGGTTCGCAAGCCGCTGGGATTCTGCAAGGTCGCCCTGGACTGGACCCCCTAGTCCGCTTCTCTGATAACCGTTGCGGCGCCGTGGATTACATATCGCGGCGCCGCAACAGTTTCCCGAATCATCAATGATCATCCGAAGGAGAAAGTGATGAAGGAATACATACTGACCACGCGGCACGGCGAGACGACCGTGCAGCTGTCCGACGAAGACGCCGAGGCGTACGGCGATCGCGTCAAGCCCGTCAGCGCGAAGTCCAAGCGCGCGGCGACCAAGGGGGCCAACCCCGAGAGCAAGACGACGCCGCCGCAGAATGAGGGCGCCGGATCTCCCGCGCCGAGCGCGTAGGTTCGATGCCCGAACTCACCCCCGCCGATGTCGAGCAGTACACGCGAAAGCGGCTCGACAAGACGGACGCCGAGACGGCGCGGCTGCTGGCCGTGGGACTGTCCGCTGCGCGGCAGTTCTGCGGCTGGCACGTCACCCCGGTCAAGGAAAACCACGAGGTCGAGTTGGACGGGCCCGGCGGGCGCCTGCTGGCCCTTCCCACCCTCAGACTCGTCACACTGACTGAGGTCACCGAAGACGGTAAGACGCTGGATGTTTCGGGCCTATACGTGTCCAAGCGCGGGCTAGTACGCAAGAAAAGCGGTGGCTTCTGGTCGCCGCATTACGGTGCGATCACCGTGACCATGGATCACGGCATTGAGGACGCGGACGCGTTCAATGCGGCGGTGCTCTCATTCATTGATCGCATGTCGAAAGCCCCGACAGGCGGCGATCCGATCGCGGTGGGGCCATTCCGCTGGGCCGAGCAGAAAACCGTTTCTCGGACGGCGTTTTCCGCTACGGAGCTGGCGATCCTGGAGCAATACCGCTTGGAGAGTCCGGCGTGAGCGAGCAGGTGATCCGCCACCGCGGCGCCGGCCGCGACGAGAACGGTCAGCTGACCCAGGCAACCGAAACCACCCTGATAGCCATCTCCGTGGCGCCCGGCAGCGGCTCGCAATCCGGGCAGGGACACCGCCAAGAGCGGGCGCGCAGCGGCGAGGACATCGCGTGCACGGTCTACTTCAACCCCGGCACCGACCTGATCAACAGCGACGAACTGACGGTGCGCGGCAAGCGCTATCCGATCATCGTCAACGACTGGATGCTCTCAGGGCGCGGTGGCCTGGAGGTGCTGTGCTCCCGGGGGCAAGGCTGATGGCGTTCGAACTCGACCGCGACGGCGGCGCCGAAGTACTCAAGGAGCTTTCCGCCACTGCGATCACGGATCTGGCAGACCAGATTGCCGACCAGATCGGCCAGGGCGCCAAGGTCAAGATCTACACCACCGACCGCGCAGCGGCCACGGTGAGTGTGCCGGCCGAGATGCAGGCCAAAGATGGCGTATTGACCCGTGCCGCCGCGGCGGCCGGACTGCAGGTGCGGCCAAAGCCCGCCACCGAGAAGCGCAATCGCGGCAAGAGCCACAAGGCGCGGCCAGAGGCGACACCCGCGCAGGCGAAGGCCTCCGGCGATGCCAACGAGGCGTGGGTGGCTGCGCGGCGGGCTCAACGCAAGGCTGGCCAGTGACGCTGCCCGCGGTGCGAGAGCCTGTCGACGTTGCGCGGCTGATCAAGGACTGGCTCAAGGCCGACATGGCGGCCCGGTTCCCCGAGCTGGCGGTGCGGCTGGAACTTCCGGCCGATTGGACGCTCGGCTCTCCCCCGGTGCTGCTGGTCGCCGACGACGGTGCCACCTTGGACATGTGGCCGGCGGCAACCGACCCGACCATTCGCGTCACGTCGTGGACATCGGGCCGCGAGACGAAGTACGCCTACGCCGCGATGCCCCGCTTGCTGACCACCCGGATTCCCGGTATCGCTGCGATCCTGCCCGGCACCGCGTTCCTCGAGGCGCGCGACTCGCGCACCAGCGGCGACCTCATCTCGTTCACCGTGCGCACCCGAGCGCGCACTCGATAACCGCGCAGAACGCGCACCGATCAACCCCGTCAAATCTGGCGGGGTTTTTTGTTGGCCCGCAAGGGCTCTGGAGCCCTTAAGGAGGGAATCAACAATGGTTGCAACCATCAATCCCGATGCCACCGTCATCCCGGACAAGGCCGAGGTCTGGCTGATACTGAAGCAGGATGTCCCAGGCGACAACATCATCTCCCTGATCCCGACGACTGCCACCGACGATCCGGAGGCCAAGGGCTGGGAGTTCTCTGGTCTAATCGACGACAAGAAGGGCATCCCGCTCGACCCGTCTGGCGAGGTCAAGGAATACGACGGGTTCGGGCACCCCTCGTTCCGTATCAAGTTCCGCAAGGGCAAGCTCAAGAGCGGTTTCACCGCCCTGGAGTACAACGCCGTTACCCGCAAGGTCGTCCTGCCCGGGTCAACACCGGACAAGCTGGGCATCCCCAAGGATGTTCAGATCTACGTGCTGTACCGGTACGTCGATGAGGACATCACCCGCGTGTGGGTGGCGCTGCGCCCGGCGCTGGCCGAACTCAAGAGCCACGGCGGCATTGTCGACGGCGAACTGTCCTTCGCGGAAATCACCGTGCATCACACCGCCGACGCCAACGGCGACGTGTTCAAGTACCTGGACAGCAGCACCGCCGACGATGTCACCAAGACATTCACCATCGACTCCGGCGTAACCGCCTACACGGCAACGGTGGGCACTGACACCACGGTCTCCCTCACGACGAAGACGGCGTATGCGTTGCAGTCCGCGTTGCGGGACTTGGACTCTGTGCAGGCACTCGATGCGCCCGGTGTGACCGTCGATGGTCCCGACGGTGGCCCACTGGTGGCCGTCTTCACCGGTCCGGTCCCCGCTGTGTCCGCGACCGGAACCGGCGGCACCGTCACCGTCTCGTAGGCGATAGCACCCGCCCCGGACACGAACCGACTCCCGTGTCCGGGGCGGGGCTCCACCCAAGCGAGTCGGCCCCCATCCCACATTGAAGGAGTCGAACATGACCGCCGCACCACGCAAGCGCGTCCCGGCGAACGCGCCCAAACCTCAAGACCACAAGCCCAAGACGTCGGCGCAGGCGCGCAAGGCCGAGGCCGAGGGGGTTGTCGTCATCGAGCACAACGGCCTTGCATTGCGCATCGACCTGAATAACCCGCCGATCAAGGCGCTGCTGCGACTGCAGGGCCTCAAGGATGACCTCACGGAGTTCAGCGAGGACGAGCGGCCCCTGGCGAATCTACAGGGCAGCATGGAACTACTCGGCCCCGAGCAGTGGTCGGCTCTGCTTGCGAAAAACCCTGGTGTGCGCGACTTTGCGGAGATTTCAGGGAAGCTGAGTGAGGCGCTGGCCGGCTCGGGAAACTAGGCGGCCTCTTTCGCCTACTCGCTGAGCATGGCGACGAGATAGAGGCTGACCTCGCTGACCGCGGTATCGACCTATGTGATTTCTATCGCGGCGACATGTCGGTTCGCCGGCTCGGAACACTTGTTCGCCAACTTCCTGCATCTTCCCGGTTGGCAGTTGCCATCAACGATGGCCTGCCGGCGTGGTCGCAAACCGACCATCTACTAGCGGATCTGTGGGTTGTGCTAGTGCGGGCCAACTCCGAGAAGGGTTCTCTGCCCGAAGATTTTGATCACCCCGTACGCGCAGAGATGACAGCGCGCGCGAAGGCAGAGCATAAACGCGCGCTACAAGAAGAGTTCAGGCAGCGCAAGTACGCAACTACGTGAAAACCATTGGGGAGGTGAGGGATACATGACAACTATCGGCTATGCGACACTCCAGATCATTCCGTCGCTGCTGGGCGTAACCGAGGCGATCGACAAACAGGTCGACGGCAAGGTGGTCGAGGTATCGATCGCCCCCAAGGTTGACCAGAGGGCAGCCGACACCGCCGGCAAGCAGGTCAAGGAAACCGTCGAGAAGCAGACCACCGACGTTGCGGTCAAGCCGAAGGTCGACCAACCCGCCGCCGAGGCCGCTGGTAAGCAGACCAAGGAGACTGTCGAGAAGCACACGGGCGATGTCAAAGTCACCCCGAAGATCGAGTCGGCCGCCTTAGCCAATGCGGGCGCAGCGGCCGGGGAGCTGGCAGGCCGCGCGCTCGGTGAGCAGCTGGCCAACAGCATTCCAACTGGAATGGGCGGCATCGGCGGAACCGTCGGCAACGTACTGCGCGCCAGCCTTCCCGGCCTCGGGTCAATCGTCGGTGCCGGGACGGGCGCGGCGATTGTGACGGCAATCCTCGATAAGGTCAGCAAGGGCAACTACACCAAGGCTGGCGAATCCATCAAGCACAGCCTTGTCGGCGCGGTGGACAAGGCCAACATCGGTACGGATATCGCCGTCCGGCTGGGCAATTCAATGTCTGGCGGCCTATCGAAGGCATCCGAGAAGATCACCGCGGTCACCGGTTCGATCACCGGCAGGGTGGGCGAAGTGGGCGATGCACTCACTAAGACCAAAGAATTGATCGGCGGCGATGACGCGTGGGGCGCCGGTGCCATAGATACCCTCAACAACGCCCTTGGCACTGCGACCCCACTGCTGGAGGGCATGAACGCTGCCGCGGTACTGGCCTCTGCCGGGGCGAACGCGATTGCGTTAGGCACCAAGGCCGCTGCTGCTGCGCAACGGATATGGAACCTAGCCATGACCGCCAACCCCATCGGTTTAGTGGTAACGGCCATTGCCGCGCTGGCCGCGGGAATAATCTACGCCTACAACCACTCTGAGACATTCCGCAAGATCGTTGACGCCGCGTGGGCGGCGATCAAGGTTGCCGCCGAAGCGGTCGTCAAATGGTTCATGGACACCGCCTGGCCGCTACTCAAGAAGGTATGGGAAGGCATCGGCGACGGCTGGAGCTGGCTGGTCACCAAGGCCGGCGAGGTCTGGACCGGCGTCAAGGAGAAGTTCACGGCCATAGTCGATTTCGTCAAAGGACTACCGGGCGCTATCACCAACGCCGCCAAGGGCATGTGGGACGGGCTCAAGAATGGGCTTCTCGATGCACTTCGGTGGATCGCCGATAAGTGGAACCGAATGACCGATGCGCTTAGTTTCACTATCCCCGAATGGATTCCCGAGATTGGCGGCAAGCAGTGGCATCTACCCAAGGCCCCCGCCTTCGACGCGGGTGGCTACACGGGAAATGTGCCGATCAATCGGATAGCGGGTGTAGTGCATGGCGATGAATTCGTCATTAAGTCGCAGTCCCGTAGGGGAATTGAAAACGCATACCCCGGCTTGCTGGACTACTTGAACAACCGGGGCAAGCTACCGGGCTATGCCGAGGGCGGCCTGGTGAGCCCGGTGGGTCTCGTTCCCGGCTCCGAGCAGTTGCGGCGCATTATTGTTGAGAAATTCGGAGTGACCAATATCCTCGGTCGCCGCCAGGACCCATATCCGGAGCATCCCAGTGGCCGGGCAATGGACGTGATGGTCGGTAGTGATAAGGCCAAGGGTGATGCGGTCAAGGATTTCGCCGTCGACAATGCCTCGGCCATCGATCTGAAATGGGCGATCTGGCAACAGAAGCTCTGGTATCCGGGTGGGCGCTCGGAAAAGATGGGCGACCGCGGCAGCCCGACGCAGAACCACATGGATCACGTGCACATCTTCTCCGGGCCCGGTATCACCAACGGTCTGCTCGGCACGCTGAAATCCAAGGGCGCCGAGAACGCGCAGGGCGTGGCCGCGGGCGTCAACCCGCCCGTCGGCGACACCACGGTCTCGTCCGGTGGCACGGAAGCGGTGAGCGCCGCAGCGCCGGGCGGCTCGTCGTCCACCGGCGGTGGTGGTTTTGCGCTGCCGTCGTCCATCTCCGGGCTCTCGGGGATCGGGCTGGCTGGTATGGGCGTCAAGTCGCAGGTGCCCGGTCAGCCAGAGCGCACATTCGAGTTCGGCAACGCAGCCGCCGCGGCGGTCGGCGGACAGGTGTCCTCGGCACTCGGGGTGCTCGGCGTTGGCGATTCGCCCGGTTGGCTCAAGGGAATCTCTCAGTTCGTCAGTGGCATATCCATTGGCGGCGGATCCGGCGGCGGCTTGGGTGCCGCCCCTGATGGCGCCGGTGGGCTTGGCCGATTCGGCGGCGCGACCCCCATTGCCGCGTCGGCCGCTGTGCCGGCGCCCGCTGCGCTTCCCGCGGGGGCGGCCCACGGCACGCAGGCCGGGGCACGGCCGGGGCCGGTCTTCAACACCACGATCAGCGCGTTTGACACCAGCGATGCCGTGTCGATTATGCGGCAGCAACAAGACGAAATGGCGGCAGCGAAATTGGGCAGGTGGTCATAGATGGCGGTCGCGACGATCACGCTGGAATCGTCCAACGGCGACTCGGTGGTGGTGTCCGCACCCAACGATGAGTACCTGCTCGATGACATCGTGCTCGACACCGATCCGAAGGGTATGTACGACACCGGATTTACGATGCGCACCCAGTCGGGAGCATTCCAGCCCGGCGGGCGGCCGGTCGGCGAAGAGGTACCGATCCGCAACCCGATTCTGCCGTTCTGGCTGACTCCAGCGTCCCGCCCTCGGTTTCAAAAGCTCTGGGGCACTCCATACAACCTGCGCAAGGTCAAGTGCACGTGGGACGGGCCATCGGGTCCACGGTTCCTGTATTTGAAGCTGGCCAAGGAGATTCAGTACACGACTGAGGATGGTTTCGACGCTGATATCGACAAGGTCTATCACGCGGTGGTGTCCGCGAACGCCTACAACCCGATGTACGAGGGCGCCGAGGATGTTGCCGAGTGGACCAATCCGGGCAACTTCACCGTCTACAACGCCGGCTCATCGGGCACCTACAAACTCGGATATGCCCATGGGGCGACCGTGGATAAGACCGTGGCCCTGGCGGTCGACGCGGACATTGCCACCATCCAATCCGCCTTGGAGGCACTGCCATCCCTTGGGCCCGGAAACGTCACTGTGACAGGCACACCCAAGCAGTTCACGGTCCTTACCCCGATCACCCATCCCGGCATGCTGACCGTCGACGGCGGCGGGCTGGCGCCGCTGGCGTTCTCGATCACCCTCGGCACGCTGTCGTACACCATCACCATCGGCGGCCAGACCACTGCGCCAATCTCATTCATCTCGTCAGCGACCTCGATTCGGCAAGCCATCGAGCAGCTTTCCAATATCGGGACTGGCGGGGTCTCGGTCACCGGCACGTTCTTCGGGTACGTGCTCTCGTTCACCAGTGGACCATTGGCGGGGTTCTTGACGGCGCTGTTCACGGGCAAGACCACCGCTGTTGCCCCGGTGATCCGGGTGGTGGCCAATCCGAACACCGGATGGTTCGACATGTGGAATCCCACCGATCAAGACCTGTGGCCCGAATGGGAGTTCGACCCGGCGATCTGCTGGCAGTTCCCCGATTTCGCGTTCGGGCAGGAACGCAAATGGAACCGCCCGGTGGGCGCGGATGCGGCACGCATGATCGTCACCCCGCAACTGACACAACTGCTGTCCGTGATGTCCGATCCGTTCATGGACACCTACCTCAGCGCCGATCTGTCGAATGCGGCGGGCCTGTTCAACGGGGTGGAACCGCTCTACCCGGTGCCCCAGTACACCGGCACCGCCGATGATCCGGTGGTGGTGCCGGTCGTGTGCCAGGGCCCTTCGGGAGCGAAGGCCACCTTGCGGCAGCGCCGTTTCTGGTCGGCGGAAAGCGGACTTGAGGCGTGAGGGTCAACGCGGTCGCCTTGCACCTTGTGCCCGGCACACCCGAAACGGGACTGTGGTGCGAAATCTGCCTGCTGCCAAGCCGGTACGAGGTGGCGATATACGCGCTGGTCAGTGACAGCGCGCCGATCCACGTCGGCACCTTCAACGGCTGCGACGGGCACCAAGCATGACCGTTGCAACTTTCGCCGAGCCGTTCACCGGCACCGATCACGACGACTTCGCGGCGTGGGCGCGGGAGGTGCGCGAGTATCGCATTGAGCGCGCCTACGACCCGCCGCACATCGAGCTCTACGACGGCGATTGGGTCTATCGCGGCACGGTGCGCGGCGAGCTAGGCGGGCGGGTCAATCCGATCGTCAACCAGACCGGCACCATCACGTTGCGCCTACCTATCGACCTGGACGACCGGCGCGGCACGTGGCCGGCGTTCTGGGCGCTCGACGAAGAGGCTCGCGGTACCAGCAACATCCACGTGATCGTCGAGACCATGGGCGCCCGCATCGGCGGCCGGATGAAGGCCAAAGACGGTGTGCATATTGAGCGTGGGCCCACCGGAGACGTGGTGGTCATCGACTTCCTGGACGACATCGAAGAGCTGAAATTCGTTCACACAGCCGGCAATCCGTTCCTACCATTGTCACTCATCCAGCAGCCCAAGGCATGGATGCTACTGGCGCAGGCCGATCACGGAATCCTGCTGACGATGGCCGCGAACCTACTTCGGTTGCAGCTGACCAACATTGACATCGGCACCCTGTTCAAGCTGCTCGACCCGGCGAACTGGAATATCCCCGAGCTGGTCGACATATTCCTCAATATCTGGCAGCAGTCGCAAATCGTCGTCGTTCCACGCACATTCGGTGATTCGGTGGCCCCACTGTCCCTGGTCGTCGGCAGCATCAAGACATCGATTTTCGATGTTGCCGCGCCGATCATGGAAGACGCAGAGCTGCAATGGGATCTGAGGCGCTGGAAGACCGGCGACCCCGAACCCTGGCCGGGCGCAGGCACCAACTGGCGCAACGGCACCCTGTTCGTCCGCATCGTCGACAAGTCAGGGTTCCGCACCGGCACATCCATCGGCGGCAACCTGGCCACGGGCCTGACCCGAACAATCGCCGATGTGCTGTCGAACCATGTCGAGGACAGCTACGACCTGTTCACCGGGGACACGATAGACGAGACCGGCTACCGGCTGCCCGGCATCCTCGGCACGCAGGCCGCCCATCCATACGTGGTGTACCGCGACGGCGATATCACCGGCATCCAAACATCGAACTTCTCACGCTCACCCGGCGGTGCGGGTCGCATCACCGTGGGCGGCCAGTCCATGCCCGGCGTCAACGAATTAATAAGTGCCGCAATACAATACGGCGGCGACGTGCTCGGCGACAACATCTCAGCGGCGATCAGCGCGGGCGTCGGCTTCACAGTGTCGGTCGGCTCCCTCGGCGGTGCGATCGATTCGTTCCTCAACCCGATCTACCGAGACTCGATCCTTGCGCACATGTCGGTTCCGCTGCTGCTGCGGACAAGCCGGCAGGGCTGGGGCCATTACCTGGAGACCACCAGCATCAACGTCACCCAGGCATTCACCGCGGCCAGCGTGATGGACCTGCGCAGACGCCGGCGCGAGACCGACCCCGACACCTCGTTCACGCTGACCGTCGCCAACGCTGCGCCGTGGCTGATCGGCGACAACGGCTTTGGGCACTGGTGGAACGGTGATCGGGTCGGCGGCACCAGCAAGTACCTCATGCCGCGGGTATTCGTGCGCCGCTGCCGCTCCCTGGACATCACCTGGGGTCAGGGCAGGGCGCTGGCAGTCGAGGGCACATTCGGGGACACCCGCCAGGAAAAGGACGCGATCGAGCGTATGGCCGAACTGATGAGCCGCACCATGAGCGGCCTGCAACAGATAGGACTGTGGTGACAGAGGGTATCTCGCCCGAAGAGGCAAAAGCACTGGCCGACAAGGTTGTCGAGTCGGAGTTCATTCCGAAGAAGATCCCGGCCGCTGATGACATCGACGGCCAGGTCAAGGCCCTGGGCGGTGCGCTGGCCTCGGCGCTGCTGACTGCGACCGAGTTGCCGTTGACGGTGATGCAGCCAGTTGTCGCCGACCTGGCCGCCCAGCTGGTAGCACTCGGCATCCGGCAGACCGAGCACATTGACCCGACCGCGGTGCACGCGCCGGCCTGGATCACCGATGGAGTACGCCAGGAATCGATCAAGCTGCCCGAGCAACCCCAGCACACCGAGGCCGATCCGCATGTGGAGATGACCGCCACCGCGCCCAAGTGCCCCAAGCGCATACCCAAGGCAGCCCGGGCGGTACGGCGATGACCACACCCGGCGGTGTGCCCAACCTTCCTGCGGGCGGGATGACGCTGGAGACCCTGGCCCAAAAGCTGCAAGACATGACGCCCGCAGCGATGCGCAACCGCGCCGCCGAACGCATGCCCGGCACGTTCCACGGCTCCACCGGCGGCGACCCGCTGCAAGACCTCTCGCCGTTCGGGATACTGACCAAGCTGTTCGCCGGATTCAATTCCCACGTCGCCAACGCCGACCCGAACGACATCCAGGGCCCCGAAGACCTGCCCGGCCTACTGGTCGACTTCATCGAAAGCCTGCCCGTCATCGGACAGTTTGTTGGTTTGGCCGAGGCGATCATGGGCACCTACGACGGCGACGACGAAACGCTGCTGGCGATTCAACAGATCTTCATGCCGATACGCCGCCTGCTCCAGCTCGCCTCTGGACAGGACGTTGGCTGGCCCACTCTAGAAGAGATTGAAGAGGGTTGGGAGGATCTGTTTGCTGCCATAGCCAAGGCGGCCAGTCAGTTCTTTAAGGGCGTAATCCCGGTGTCGTGGATCGCCGATGTGATCGAGGATCTGATTCAAGGCGCTGGCCAGTTCTTGAATCCAGGTGCCATCGCCGACAACCCGTTCCTGCATTGGGACCCGAATACGCCAGGCAAAGACTCGGGATTCTCCGGGAAGATGACGGCCGACGGGACGTGGCAATCGGTGCGCGGCGAAATTTTCGATGTAGCCCCCAAGCAAGTAGTGAAGCTGCCGGCGGCAACGAAGTGGTCGGGCGTAACCGCCGCGCCAGGTTCGAATCCGATCAAGGTCGGGTTCGTAGCATGGGACGCCGCCGGTAACGCCCTGCCCGATGTCATCACCGGACAGGTTCAACCCGGTACCGCGTCGGCGCCGTGGCAGGTCATACCAACTACTGATTGGGTTGTGCCCGAGGGGGTTGCGCGCGCGGCAACGATGGTGACGCTCGATGCCGGGGCATTGTCCGGCGATGTGTGGTTCTCGAATATCTCGAGCTATATGGCGAACAAGATGGCGCCCGACTTGCTTAAGAGCATCGTCGAGGGCGGGCAGGATTTCGCCAGGGATGTGCAGAACGGCTGGGATGCGTTCTGGAACGGGGTTTTTGGTGCCAACGCCACCGGCAAGACCCCCGATGATGTCAAGGCCGCTTCGGCACATGTCACCGCGGTCGCCAGCGACGCGAACGCTGCGGCGCAGTTCGCATCCTCGATGGTGATCCGGCCACGTCGCAGCCCCCGCTGGATGTCGACCGGCACCCACGACGACGTGTCCTTCCCGATCGCGATGGCGCAAACGATGTTCACCCCGGCGTTGGGGGACATCACCTACATTCCGATCACCCCGGACACCGATCGCGTCTACAAGGCCCTCAAGTTCGGGCTGGTCGGCAACGCGATGACCAACCTCTACGTCGGGGTGTACAAGATCGAATACAACGGAACACTCACCCGGGCGGTCTATCTCGGCGATATGAAGTCCGCGCTGACCGCCTCGAAAGTGCAGACATTCGCCATTCCCGGCGGCGTGTCAGTCGGCCGCGGCGAAACCGTGTATCTGGCCGTACGCCAGGTTGGCGGCACCGCTGGGCAGATGTTCACCACACCCTCGCTGCTACAGGTGACCGAGGTGGTGCAGCCGGTCCCGACCTACATCACCGAGAAGAACAACACCGGTTCCGGTCTGCCCGAAACCATCTCGGGGGCGATCGTGCGGTCGGAGTCCGCGCCGGCGTGGGGTGCACTCGGAGAGACCCTGTTGGATTCACCGTGGACGGACTACACCGCGCCGGGCTGGTACACCTACCTGTTCGGCGCCGAGTCACGGTACGTCTACATCGCGGGCTCCAGCGCCGGTGGTGGCGGCGGCGGTGGCGACGGCGGCTGGGACAAGCCAGGCGAGGGCGGCCGGCGCGGCACCTGGTCGGCGCTGAGTCTGGAGCGCGGTGTCGGGATTCCCTGGGACGTGCCCGGTTTGGATGTGTACGTTCCGGCACCGGGCGCGGGCTCGCCGAGCCGGGAAACCAACGGCAGCCCCGGTGAGGCGTTGATTGTGCGGCTGTCGACCGCGCCAGGCACCGTCCTGTTGAACATTCCCGGCGGCAACGGCGGGCGCCTGGCCTACGGCGGGTTCTTCAACCGCGATCCCGTTGGCGAGGCGCAGACCAATTACCCGTTCTTCGGGCGCTTGTTCGTCGGCGGCTTGGCAGCACCGAAAGACACCAACGGCAACAGCCCCGGCGGCGGCGGCGGTGGTGGTGACGGTGGTGTCGGCGGCAACGCGCGGGCGGGCCGTCCGGGCGGGGCTGGATTCTGCGCGATAAGGACGGCGTGATGACCACAACGACTGCACGAACCGGGGGCAAATGGTATGGCCGATTCCGCATCACACCCACGAGCGTTGCGTCACGCGTCGCCGTCGGTACCCCGACGATCACAACGGGGCCGCTGACGATCCGGCCAACCAGTGTGCCGTCGCGGGTAGCGGTGGGCACACCGACGATCACCTGGCCGCAAGACATCCGGCCCACGAGCGTTGCGTCACGCGTCGCCGTCGGTACCCCGAGCTTGATTGCGATCGTCGCCCCGGCCAGCGTCCCGTCACGTGCCGCGGTAGGCACCCCTACCGTCACCGTCGGGCCGGTCACTATCGCCCCGACCGGCGTGCCTTCGCGGGTGGCGGTCGGTACCCCGAGCCTGGCGCAGGTCATCAAACCTGCCGCCGTACCCTCCCGCGCCGCGGTGGGCACCCCGAGCGTTGCCTACGTGGTCAAGCCGACCGCGGTCCCGTCACGGGCTGCTGTCGGAACCCCGACCCTGATACCGGGCCCGGTCACCATCGCGCCCGCCAGTGTTGCCTCACGGGTGGCTGTCGGCACGCCGACGATCACTCAGCCCGCCTCGGTCAACTACAACACCCAAGGCGTCGGCACCGAAACAACATCGAACCCGGCGACCTGCACGATCAACCCGAACACAGGCGACGACGTGCTGGTGTTCTACTCGCTGGGCAGCGGCGACGTCGCCGGCGCCACCTATGGCGCAACCAACCTGCCGATGAACTGCGCCGGGCAAGCACGCTCAAACGGTGTGCTGATCGCCTGCTACATCATCGAGAACGTCGCCGCCGGCAGCGCCACGATCAACATCTCCAAGACCGGCTCGAGCTGGGGACAGGCCGTCGCCGTCTCCTACGCCGGCGCGCAAGGCTATCGGCCCGCGAAATCCGCTGTCGGCAACGGAACATCGTTCTCCCTGCCCGTCGCCGTGCCGCTCAACGGGCGCACCGTGCACGCGTTCACCCCCGGCCAGAACAGCACCACCTTGTCGGCGCTGTCCGGTGGCACCAGCCGCTACCTCGACAACGTGGGGTTCTTGACCCAATCGGTGTGTGACGCCGACGCGGCCACAACATTCGGTGGCACGCTCAGCGCGACCCGCGACTGGGCCGCACTCGGCGTCCCCCTGTGCGCGGTAGCACCCACGGGCCCGATTCCGAAGTACAGCACCGGCACGGACGCCGACGGCATCAACGGCACCAAGACATTCGACGTCTACACCGCAGTCGGCGATTACGTGTACGCGATCGTCGGACAAACCGGGCCGGGCGATCCCTCCGCGGTCACCTGCTCCGGTACCGCCATGACGCTGCTCGACACCCTGACCTGGAACGCCGGATCTGCCACGGGATTCATCAAGATCTACCGCAGCGCCGCTGCGATGGCCTCGGCCGGCGCGAAAACCGTGTCGATCACCGCCACCGGCGGCAACTGGTGGCGTGCCTTCGGATTGGCAGTATCCGGGGTTACCGCGCCTTCGGGCACCGTCACCAAGACCTCGGCAACCTCATCGCAACCCACACAGTCCGTCACCTGCGCAGCCGACCAACTGATCTTGCAGATATTCATCACCAGCGCAGCGGCGACCGGGACCGCGGGCGGGGCGGCTCTGTGGCTGACGCCCGCGGCCGGGCAGGTCTTCATGACCGTCAATGTTGCCGACGAGTCAACAACTTTCACCATCGCCAACACCTCCGTGAACTGGGGCGCGGCAGCCGTCGTCCTGAGTTGACACAACCAGAAAGAGAGAAATATCCAAATGGCAAACATCATGTACGACAAGGCATATGAGGCATTCGGCAACGCGCAAATCAACTGGCTTGCCGACACCATCAAGGTCGTTCTGGTGGACACCGGCACCTACACCCTGAACGCGGCCACCCACGAATTCCTCTCGGATATCCCCTCCGGTGCTCGTATCGCCACCTCGGCCGCGCTCACCGGCAAGGCGAACGTGCTCGGCGTGCTCGATGCCAACGATTCCTCATGGCCGGGAGTGACCGGTCTCAGCGGTGAAGCGGTCGTGATCTTCAAAGACACCGGCACGGTAGGAACCTCCCGGCTGATCTTCTACCTAGACACCGCCTCAGGTCTCCCCGTGACACCCAACGGCGGCGACATCAACATCAAATGGAACGACGGCCCCGACAAGATTGGCCGACTCTAATGCCCGTAGTAAGGGTCATCGCGCTATGCCTGGCGCTCGCCGGGGCCACCGGAATTGCGACATTCGTTGTCGTAACCCGCTTTGCACCCGGCGAGCGGCCGCACGACCCCCGTATCACACACGGCCGGTTCGGGTGGTGACTATGACCACCAAAGGCCAAGTAGCCCAACTCATCGTCGCCGAAGCCAAGGCGCGCGGATACGCCCGTGATGAGTGCCTTGCCGTGAAGTCCACGCTCTACCAAGAATCCGCATGGGACGAGACGGTATGGGACCCGAGGTACACCACATTCGGTGTCGCACAACAAGACGCCAGCTACCCAGACCGATTCAAGGGCGCAGCGGCACAGGTCAAGGGGTTCTTCGACAAACTCGACATCTGGCGACGCAAGCCCGGGGCGAGCTCGGACATCTGGCTCAACATCGCGTGGATGCAACAGGCCCCGAACTGGCCGAGTGCGCAGTACTGGTACGAGCACGGCCGTCGCGCCTACCTCACCGAAATCAAGTCCCGCATCGCCACTGTCACCCCCTACCTGGATAAGTACTGGCCCACCACTGGAGGGAATACCACTGTGCCTGCACCGCAATTCGACTACGGCATCACCAAAGTGATGCACGGGTTCAACCCGAACACCCCCGATGACGCCACCGGCAACAGCAACGGCCCGCGCGCTCAGACCCTCTACGTCGTGCTCCACACCCAGCAGGCCAAGGCCAGCGCCGTGGAGCTGGCCAACTTCACTAACAACAGCTGGAAAACCCAGCCCGACAACCCGGTCTCCTACAACCTGGCTGTCGACGACAAGGACACCATCGAGACCGTCCCCGTCACCGAAGGGCCTTGGGCCGCAGCCGATGCCAACAGCATCGCAGTGCACATCTGTTTCGCCGGTAGCTTCGCCGAATGGCTGGCCGGAAAGTGGCTTGAGACCGACGCCAGCGATGGCCTCAACGAGGACGCCATGCTCACCCGTGGCGCCAAAGCCGTCGCGGCGGCGTGCCTGCAATTCGGTATCCCAGCTGTCTATGCCGGTGACGGCGGTGTGTCCGGGAGGCCGATCCTGCCCAAGGGAATCGTCGGACACCGCGACTTCGGACGGCGCGGCGGCGGGCACACCGACCCCGGCAACGGATTCCCGATGGACGAGTTTCTGCGCCGCGTCCGCTTGTTCCTGTCGCCGGCCGCGCCCAGCCAGCCAGCGCCCAAGGTGTTCCCGGGCGACTACACCGACCGCGAGCTATGGGAGTACATCGCCGCCCAGACGGGCCCCGGCCTCGAGGTGTGGGGCGAGGATGGCGACCTTGGACGCAACGCGCAGGGGCAGCGCCGCACGCTGCGCGCCGGCCTGGCCGCCCTCATGCGGAAGGTCGGTGCGTGATGACCTGGCAACAGCCGCAACTGGCCGATCCGCCCATGGGGCCGACCGATGAGATCCGCAAGCTACAGCACCGGCTGCTGTTCGCCTACCCGGGCCGCTCGGATGCACACAACCTCGGTGTCATCGAATCGGGTGTTTTCGACCCGGCCACCGACCGCGCACTGCGGAACATGCAGGAATACCTGGCCGCCACCGAGGACGGGAAATACAACAGCAAGCCCGGGGTACTGACCTACGTCTGCAAGACCCGGCTTGGCGTCGTGCTCGCAGCTCCCAAGGCGCCGGCGAAGCGGTTCGTGCAGCAGGGCGTCGGGTTCTCCACCGATGCGTTCCTGATGGGCGATCCCACCCACTCCTACGTCGATGCCCGCACCGAGGGCAGCGCCGAGCTGTTACGGCTGGCGCTGCCTATGGTCGGGGTGCCGAAGATCTGGATCGGCTACAGCATGGGCGATGACGTGGTGAACACGGCGCTGCTGCAATGGCCCGAGGATCGGCGCGACGAAATCAAGCTCGTCATCGGTTTCGGTGGCCCATCACGACGACCCGGCCGAACCCTGCTCGGCAACGACCCGGGCGGGCAAGGCATCTCCGGGGTGTTCGGCCCCGACTGGGCAGTCCCGATCACCTACCAGTTCACCCACGACGGCGACATGTACGCCAACGCTGTCGGGCTGCTGCCGTGGCTGTACCAGATCCTCACCCGCATGGAAATCTCGCTCGACTTCGCGGCCTACCTGTTCAACCTGTTCGTCTCGACGGTTGGCCGCCAGCTACTCGGGTTGGTGGCTTCGGCGCTCCCCGGGGCGGGTGCACTCTCGGCGGTGGCATCCCTGGTCACCACAGGGCCGGCCAACCAGGTCGGCGGTCAGATACTCGATGTGATGAAACTGTTCGCGCTGCTGCCGCAGATCATCCAAACAATCGCCGCCGCAATCAAATTCGTACAGACCAACGCGCACTACCACTACCACGACCAGCCCGAGACTTTCTGGCGTGGCCTGACTGCCGTGGACTGCGCAGCGCAGATCATCACCGAGAAAGTCCCCACTGCAACGGTATTCACCGTTCCCGGGACGGTCTCATGGTGGAACGACGGCCCGCCGGCCTGGACCGCCTGGAAACTCCCGTAACCCCAAGTAGTCCACCCAAAACCCCAGCACAACGGTAGTGGTGGACGAAATAGCCGAAAACATACCGGGATCTATACCGGGCCACCCATGACCTGCACTGTTTCCGGTTTTGAACACGAAAATGAGAGGACAACCAACCATGCCCAACGACAACGTACGCCTGGCAATCCACGCTGCGAGTCTGCTCGTCTTCATTATCGCCGTAGCGGTGCTCGTCGCTCTCGACAAGCTCCAGAGCGGCGACGGCCTGACATGGATCGTCACCGGCGCCGGCCTGATCACCGCCGGGCTGTCCACAACCAAGATGATCCAAGACCGGCGCAGCGGCTCTGACGGCCAGTGATCACAACCGCGCTGGGTCCGATGTCGGTGCTGCTCGATAGCCCCGATGACTATCTTTGGGCATCCCTGGTCGGCCTGTGCGTCATCTCCATCATGTTCGGCTGGCTGGTGCCCCGGTGGGTGTACAAACAGACGATCGCCGACAAGGACGAACAGATCCGCGAGCTGCGCAAGGCTCACGAGGCCGACCGCGAATCCATTGCCAAGCTGGCCACGTCATCGTCGGTGACCGCCAAGGTGGTTGAACAGATCAGCGAGGCAACGTGATCCGGCCGTGGTGGTGCGGGCGCCGTGCCGGGAAGCGGCGCGAAGAGATCGAGCGGGACGCCGCGACCCGCCGCGAGGCCGAGTTCACGCTGGAGGTCGTCGACGCACTCGCCGCCAAACTGGCCGAGCAGGACCGCCGCAACCACTTCGCCGAAGCTGTCGAACGATCAATGCGCAGAAAGTATGGAACCACATGAGAATCCGCCGGACCTGGCTACATTTGGCTGCCACTGTGGCGGTGACCGCCATCGTCTCGCTGGCCGCCCCGTGGGGTATCGGCGTTGCCATGACGGCCGCTGCGGTGTGCGCGTGGACGTTCGTCGGGCTGTACGTCACCCGCTCGAATTGGCGCGCGGAAACCATCGGCAAGGTCATGGTGCTGACGAACGTGTTCCTGGCATGCGTGCTCACTCAAGCCGCCTTGTCGCAGTGGACCGACCGCGACTACCCCTATCGCGAGCACGTCCGAATCATCATGCACTCAGCACTGGCCTACGGCATCGTCTGGAAAATCGTGATACTCCTGCGCGCCCAACGAAACCCGCCACCGGACCGATAGCCTCACCGGCAGTTAGTGAGAGTGCCCCTCATCCCGACCCGGCGAGGGGCACTATTTGTGGTTACCGACCCGGCGAGGGGCACTATTTGTGGTTACCGACCCGGCGAGGGGCACTATTTGTGGTTAAGGCACGTAGCCCGGGCCGTAGTGCTCGGTGCCGGGCGGGGTTGCTGATTGCACGATGAGGAACACGACGAGAGCGACAACAGCGACGCCGGCCGCGATGAGCGCTCCATATGCGAATGGCCGTGTCTTCGGTGAGATCGCGGTGACTGCGCCAATCAGCAGTGGCGCTACCGGGGTGAGTGCGAATAGCAGCGGATATGACGCCAACGACAGCAGCCCGATAACGAAACCGGCGAGCATGAGCTTTCGATCGTGGGTCACGGTCACCTCATCGGGGCGGTAGGAACGTTGTCGATCGGTCCGAGCTGCACGGAATCGACACGGATACTGGTCAGGTCCGGCGGGAAGATCTTGAAGCCGTCGACATGGAACTGATCGAGCAGGGCAGGGTTGCCGAATTCATGGTCGCCCATCAACTGTACGAGCGGCCCCTGTTCGTCGTAGCCGTAGCTCGGCATGTACTGGTAGATGGCTTGGCCGTTGCCGTACACCTCGTAGGCGGGGAAGTCGGACATGTGGCCGCCGATCTGGTAGCCGCCGTTATCGCCCGGCTTGACCACCATTTCGCCCGCGACGCTGTGCATCGACAGCTTGCCCATGTCCGCGCCGCCCGGCAGAAAGCCGTCGGCCATATCCCATTTGACGTTTACCGCGCCGCCTGGCCCCTGTACTACAGACACGTCGGGCTTGTGCACCGCGACATTCCCGGATTCGACGGAGACAGAAGGGTTATCGCGGGCCACTACCAGCCCGTTCTCGTAGTCGATCAGTAGGTTTCCGCGCGCCTGCTCAGGTAGCGCGTTCGGATTGAACCCGCGGTTATCGCCCTTGTCGTGGCCAAAGTTCCAGACCCGTTGCCCGGGAATGAATGCGTTGACCTGGACAACCCCCTTGCCCGGTTGGGGGTCGATCTTCGCGGCGGTGACCTCGGACATGACGCCCTTGTATTTCGGGTCGTAGTTGTGAGCGTCGAGCATGGCGGCCGTCTGCCAGTCGGCGGGAGTCGTTGGCGCTCTTTTGAACACCTCGCGGAATGCGAATTCCTGGTTTTCGCGGGGCGACTTAATGCGGTCCAGCTCGCCGAGTATCCCGGTCATCGACATCGGGAGTGACGATGGTTTCTCGTCACCGTCTGCGAGATTGACGGCGTGCGTCAGGGTGGCATCGGCGGCGTCACCGTCGGCCACGGCTCGCTTGATCGCGCCGGTCAGCTCTGCCGCCTGCTGAGCCGCTTCCGGCTTGTCCGACAGCGGTTTTACCGCTCCGGTGGCGTAGTCGATCGAGAACTTGCCTTGTGCCTCGTTCTCGATCTTGCTCAGCTTGGCTTTGGCCGCCTCGAACTCGTCGGCCGCCTCGCGCATCTTGGCGGCCGCGGCCTGGCGCCCTTCGGAGTGGGTGCCGATGAGCTTGCCGAAGACTCCGAGCTCGGTGTCGGCGGTGGTGGCAGCGACCCCGGTCCAGTTGCCGACATGGGGCAGGTTGGGGAACGAGTTCTTGATATCGCTGAGCGAGGCCGCTTGCTTCTCCAGCGCCGCGGCGACATCGCGGATCATCTGGACATCGACCTTCTTGAGATCCGCGGGGGTGAGTGACATCTACATCACCGATGCGTCGGGATAGAGGCGAGTCTGAAAGATGTTGATCTTCGATTGCTCGTCGGTGGTCGTGAATGCATGCCCACACGTGTCGAACGCGTCTCGATAGTGGGTCAGCTCGTTCTCGATATGCCGGGATTGCGCCGCCCAATCGGTCATCTTTGCCCGCAGCGCCGCAGCCGACGAGCCAACCCACCCGGTAGACGCAGCCTCGATCGCTGCGTTGGTAGCCGCGTGGGTCTCGATGTGCTCAACCCGGTGCATGTCCATGCGATCGGCTGACATCCGTAGACGCTCGGGCTCGACGCTCATTGCGCCCATGTCGTACCCCCTCGGTGGTAGCTGAGTGGACTATACGATAGGCCGGTTCTAGCGGCCACGGGTTGCCAGCTCGGGGCATTCAGACATGACTTCCCGATCGACGGCAGCTTTCGCGGCGGTGTAGTTGGGATAGATCGGCTGATCTTCTGAGAACATCAAGGCCACGTCGACGGGAGCCATCCCCGGGTACGTGCGCAACGTGTCGCACACGACCCCCGCTGGTCGAGGGTCTGCGTGCACGATTGGAGCGCAGGCGACCACAATCACGACGAGCGCTGGAATCACCCTCATTCGATGTGCCCCGGCTCGCCAGGAGGGATTGTGTCAGCGGTGACGGTGTAGGTCTCGATCCCGCTCCGCTCGGCGGGGATCACGTCATGCGCCCACTGGGGGCAGCCACCGTAGTAGTAGACACCGCCGCAACTGCTGTGGACATATTGCGGGTGCCAGTACCGGCGCGCTCGCTCCCATGATCCGTCCGGGTTGATCGGCCCGTCGCACATCTCGAGAATCTGCGGATTGAGGCCGAAGAGCGGCACGCGCGCACAGCCGGGTGGTGGTGGGTCAGCATTGGCCGACGGGCTGAACATCAACGCCGCGCAAATGGCGACCACAACCCCCGTGATCTTGTTCATGCGCGGATCGTACTGCGATCTACTCAGCTACCTGCCAGGAATGCCACCAGTCGGTCCACCTTGTCGATCCCTGCGAAGTGCCGGGGTACGCGCCGGCAGTCTTGACCGTCAGCCCACAAGATCACGCCGGTGTGCGCGTACATGACGGATACCCACGACGCGGTGCCGGGGCGGCGATAGACGAGTTCACCGTCATCGCCGCCGACGGCGATCCAGCCATGCACGCGTGCGGCCCGGTCGATGCTCTGCTGTGCGGTCAT